AGGCAAGTTAATGAAATTACAGATGAAAGTCACGCCATCACCTGGCGATGAACCAATCACGGTTACAACCAATTTGTTGTGCATCGCTGAATGGGAAAAACAAGAAAACCGCAAAGTTTCTGACGGCCGAGGAATCGGAATCATGGACATGGTTTTTTGGGCACACTTCATGCTGAAGCGAACTAGCTACAAACTAGAAGCGACACCGCAATTGTGGTTGAATGCACACCCTGATATGGAAATTGAAAGTGTGGACATGACAAACCCAAACCCTATGGTCGCGGCACTTACCGAAAGCAACTAGCAGAACTTCTAGTTTCAATCGGTTGGTGGCCGCCGCACATAGAATTTGACACCCGTGACCTGCAAACTGTTATTAATGTTTTAAATGAGCAGGCAAAAGAAAGGCGGCGCGGGTGAGTGTTGGAATCAAAGTTCAGGTTTACGGCATCAAAGAAGCCTTAAAAGAAGTCAACAAGGTCAACCCTAAATTGCGCCGCGAATTTACCAAGCGATACAAAGAAATTGTGAAACCCGTCATAAATGACGCTAAAGCCGCTTTCCCTGATTCCCCGCCTTTATCACGCATGGGGAAGCCCTACAAGCGTCTAGGGGCGTGGGACGGCGGGTTGGTGGCAAAAGGTGTTACCGCCAAAATCAACACCCGTGGGGCGCGTAAACGCAATATAGAAAAAGGCGCGGTTTACGAAACCATCTCAACTTTTCTAATTCAACAAAAAACGGGTTGGGGTTCGCTTTTTGACATGGCAGGAAAGAAAAACGGTGATTCCCAAATGGTCACCAATTTAATAAACAAGGGATACGGAAACGCGTCACGCGCAATGTGGCCAGCCTATGAGCGACACGAAAGTGAAATAGACTTGGCAGTCCTGGCATTGTGCAAAGATGTAATGGATGAAGTAAACAGAAATTTGGTAGTTGACGATGGCAATTAGAATTCCAATCATTTCGGAATTTAATCCGAAAGGCGTAGCCGCCGCAAAAGCCGAATTTGCGTCACTTCAGGGCACAGGGTCAAAAGCCATGTTCCTGTTGCAAAAGGCCGTATTGCCAGCCGCCGCCGCAATAGGCACATTCACTTCGGTCATTGCCCCTGCAATTAAAGCCGCCTCAGATTTTCAGGAAGCAACCTCAAAAGTCAATGTTGTTTTTGGGCGTGCGTCTAAAAGCGTCAAAGATTTTGCTAATGACGCGGCACGAAACCTTGGACAATCCAAGCAAGCCGTTTTAGATGCCGCGGGAACTTTCGGCACTTTCGGTAAAGCGGCAGGTTTAGCAGGCGAAGACCTTTCAACTTTCACCACCGATTTTGTAACCCTTTCAACTGACCTGGCATCGTTTAATAACACAAGCCCTGAGGAAGCCGTCTTGGCTATCGGTGCGGCGTTGCGCGGTGAATCTGAACCTTTGCGCCGTTATGGCGTTTTGCTTAATGACGCGGTGCTTAAACAGGAAGCAATGACCTTGGGCATTTATGACGGCAAGGGCGCGCTGACTTCACAGCAAAAGGTTTTGGCAGCACAGGCCGCAATTTACAAACAAACCAATGACGCCCAAGGCGATTTCATGCGCACTAGCGATGGACTAGCTAATAGTCAGCGCACCTTAAAAGCAATCTTTGATGATGTAAAAGTTTCTATTGGTCAAGCGTTTTTGAAGCAAGCGGAAACAGCAACGCAAAACATTTTGTTTCTTTCGCAAGCGTTGGAACACATACCTACGCCAACAGGTCAAGCAAATACAAAGATAAAAGAAACAACAGGAATTTTGAAAGCAATGCAAAACCCGCTTTCACAAATTTGGTATTTGCTAGGAAAAACTCGCGAAGCATTTGAGGGAAACTCAAGTGCTACAGGCGCTTACAACGAAGACCTACGCCGAAGCGCGCAACAAACAATGCGCATGGCAGACGAAGCGGGAATCTTTAACAAGAAATTTCAAGAAACTGAAACCGCTGTTGGCGGTGCAAAAAAAGAGGTTGAGTCTTACGCCAAAGCTTTAAAGGAAGGTTTAGGCGATGCACTGGAAAATGCAAAAGATGCGCTAGATGATGCCAAAACAGCGTTTAACGATTTTGCTACAAGTGTTTCCGATGGAATTAAGTCGGCGTTTAGTTTTTCTGATGCACAAGCGGCAGGCGAGGAAACAGGTGCGGGGTTTTTAGACGGTCTACGAACACAGGTTGCAGGTGTTGTTGAGTATGCGCGCAAAATTCAGGCACTTCTAGACGCAGGTTTAAGCAAAGACGCATTGGCAAAAGTACTTGAATCAGGCGCAGTAGCAGGTGAATCAATTGCTGGCCAACTAATTAAAGGCGGCGAAACCGCTATCAACGAAACAAACGCACTAGTTGATTCAGCAAATGCGGCGGCTGAAAAAGTTGGCATGAACGCGGCGGCTAAGTGGTATCAGGGCGGCATTGATACAGCGCAAAAGATGGTTGACGGTATTCAAGCCCAATTGGATTTGATGACACCAAAACTGATGGCAAAAATGGATGCGATAGCGGCAAAAATGAAACGCACTGTTGACATTGATGTTCGCGTTACCGAAACTGTTAGCCGCGTTGTTGCAACTATTGCTGGGGGCGGTATTCCCAAAATGGCCGAGGGTGGCATTGTTTCGCGCCCAACGCTTGCCCTTATCGGTGAGGCTGGCCCTGAGGCCGTAGTGCCATTATCCAAAATGGGAAGCGGCGGTGGAGATGTCAACATCAATGTCACAGGCGGGCTTTCAACTAGTGCGGAAATTGGTCAATCAGTTGTAAACGCTTTGCGCGCCTATTCGCGGAGTGCAGGGCCGCTTGCCCTGAACATTGCCTAATGGCTGGGTTTCCAGTTGTCAACGCAGGCAATTATGACCTGCAAATTGACGCAGGTTTTGTTGTTGACGCATTCACTTTAGACGATGCAATCAAAGGTGTTTTAGATAATCCTGATTATGTGCTCAATGGAACAACGCAGTTTGCGTCAGTGCTTGAATCCACTCAGGAAATTGTTGTCAAACGCGGCCGCCGTGATATTGGCGACACATTTAGTGCAGGAACAATGTCATTTACAATTTTGGATGTCTCGGGAATTTTTAATCCGTTTGATGAAAATTCGCCATTTTATGATGTCAACCAAAATGTGCCAGGACTTGCACCAATGCGCGAAGTCAAACTAATTCGTTATGACAACGCCGACAACCCTGAACTACTTTTCCGCGGCTATGTCGTAAACTATGATTACAATTTCGCATTGGGCGGATTAGATACCGTCACCGTGTTTTGTTCTGACCAATTTTATTTGTTATCACAAACATATTTGGATGATTTCAACCCGTCAGCTCAATTGTCAGGTGCACGACTTAATACCGTTTTAAGCCTTCCTGAGGTGGATTTTCCTACGGGCGCAAGCCGTGACATTGCAACGGGGACAGTAAACCTAGGGCATGATGCATCTTACAATGTTTCAGCGGGAACAAATGTTTTGACCTATGTTTCACAAATAAACGACACGGCAGAATTTGGACGCGTCTTCATGTCGCGTGATGGTGTATTTACATTCCAAAACCGTATTGGCAATACGCTTTCCGCACCAGTAGCTGATTTTCACGATGACGGAACAGAAATTCCCTATTTTGGCTTGGGCATATCCTTTGAAGCTGACGCCGTAATCAATAGAAGTGTGCTAACTGCCCTAGATGGCAAAACCGCAACGGCTGAGGATTTGACATCTATTGCTACTTACTTCATTCAGACTTCAAGCATTACAAACAGTTTGCTACATGAACAAGGCGAAATTGACACGGCGGCTAGTTACCTTTTAAACCCTGACCCTGAAGCCCGATTCACCTCGGTTGAAACCGCGTTCATGGCATTAACCACCGCCCAACGCGACACCGTGGCCACCATTGATATTGGCAACACTGTGGCCATTGAAAAAACTTTCCCTAGCGGTACTGGCACAACCCAACTTGCCCAGGAATTGTCTGTGGAAGGAATAGAACACTATTTAGACATCAGTTCAGGCCATAGGGTTTTAATCAGTACCGCGCCAACAACTGTGGTTTATGAACTAATTTTGGATGACGCAACATATGGCACACTAGATGCCCTCAATGTCTTAGGATAGGAGCACTTATGGGAGTTAACGCACAAACCGCAGTTCCAGCATTTACCGCTGGACAAGTACTTACTGCCGCCGAAATGACGCAAATTAACACGGGCATACCTGTGTTCAGTACCACGGTGACGCGTGATGCCGCATTTTCAGGGGCTGGGGAAAAAGTTTTGGCAGAAGGCCAATTTGCCTACATTGAAGCAACTAACACGACGCAGTATTACGACGGGTCAGCATGGGTTGCAGTTGGTGTTAGCGGATCAAATTTTATAACTAGCGGGAGTTTTTCAGGCGCTGTATCTGCGTCAGTCAACAACTGTTTTACTTCAACATATCGCAATTATGTGATAGTTATTAACGCTTCAAGCACAAGTGCCAATAACTCTATTGACTTGCGATTGAGGGCATCTGGGACAGATTCAACAACCAACTACAAATCAGTTGTCCAGTATTACGATTGCAACACCGCTGGAACAATAAGTTCTTATGCTCGCACAACCAGTTTTGGCTTGGGTTATATGAACTTTGGCTCGTCTACAAACCGCGGCCAAGTGTTCGTCAACATTTCTGCACCACAACTTGCTGAACCAACTTCATTGAACTCAACGGGAATTGGCAGCGGTGACGGCACAACGCAATATGCTTCAGTTTGCGGCGGTAGACATACAACAACAACCGCATATGACGGTTTTACAATTATCAACGTCAACGGTGCAAACATTGAAGGTGTTTACCGTGTTTACGGATTGGCAGACTCATGACCAAAATAATTGAAGACGGCGTATTGCGTGAAATGAGTGAAAATGAACTTGCTCAATTCCAGGCAGATAAAGCCGATGCAAAAGCACAAGCAAAAATTGAAGCTGCAAAAGCACAAGCAAAAGCAGACGTCATTGCAAAACTTGGACTTACTGCCGATGAAGTAGCCGCCTTACTGTCTTGATGCGATGGATGCTCAGGTTGTGGTGGCTCTTGTCGGTGGGGGTTTCGCTGTGTTGGTGGCGCTCATTAGCAAAATCGGCAACGACAACAAAAAAGACCACGGGCAAGTACACCAAACACTTGGCCGAATAGAACAAAAAATTGACGGACACATAGAAGGCCACAAATGAGAGAACAAGATAAAGCAATGCTGGCAAGTTACGCACGCTCACTAGTTGGCGCACTTGTCGCGGTTTATTCAACGGGAACAGTTGACCCGCGTGACTATGCAAAAGGTGCAATTGCCGCAATCATTCCACCTGTTATGCGTTGGGTAAATAAAAACGATAAAGGTTTTGGGCGTGACAGTACCCCACAAACATAAAGTTGTTCTGCCAACAATCGTTGCGCATTGTCGTCCTGGCGAAATTCCAGCAAACATGTTGGTTGATACAAAACCCTATGGGAAACTGTTGTTTCCAGCGGCCGATGCTTGGCAAGCTTTAAAAGAGCGCGCACACAAAGAGGGAATAACAATTTTTAAACCGACATCACAAAATGACACATACAGGTCAATCACTTTGCAACTGCAAGCATGGAACGCACGCATGACAACAGTTCCATTGGAAGGTGTAAAGCCGCGTTTGTTTGATGGCAAAAATTGGTATCTGAAACCTGGCAACGCGCCAATTGCACAACCTGGAAAGTCACATCACAATTGGGGTATTTCGGTGGATGTGCATACAGCGTCAGGTGAACGATTTGAATTTATGAAAGCACATTGCTTGGAGTACGGATTCAGTTGGGAACTGGATTCCGAACCGTGGCACATTAACTATTTTGTAGGCGACAAAGTCCCTGAAGCAGTCAGGGCATGGAAAACCGCCAAATCCTTGCAATAGCACTACCCGTGCTTTAGGGTGGAATTCACCCGATGAAAGGAATTCTATTTATGACCTTTACAGCACCCAAATTACTTACAGGGCTGATTTCTGCCCTACTAGGGTTTACGGCCTTCCTAGGCCCTGATAATGCCCAATCCAGCCCTTCTAGGGTGACATTGGATGTTGCCCACTTCCTGATTGAGCCCTCAACCACAACTTCCAGCACCCTGTTCATTGACCCCTACGCAACGGCGGCCGAACAGTTCGCCGCGCTGGCCGTCAACCTGGGCTGGCCTGTTGAGGAATATGACACGCTTGTGAAAGTAATAACTCGCGAAAGCAACGGCATTGCAATCGCACACAACGAAAATGACCCGATGACAGGCAGTTACGGCTTAATGCAAATTAATGGGTTTTGGTGCAAAGGCGCAAACAGTTACTTACAAAAGGCGGGTTTGTTGACCTCATGCGAAATGTTGCTTGACCCCCAAATTAACTTGCGTGCAGGGCTAATAATCTTTACCCGTTCAGGATGGTCACCGTGGAGAACAGCAAAATGAGCGAAGGCGTTGCATGGAATCAGGGCGAAGTTTCTGAGGAAACACGCAAACTAATTTTGGAAGCAGGCGGCATGAAATATGAAAAAGCCGTGTTTAACATGCTGAATGAAATAGCGCGCCCTAACCATGCGCCGCGCAAATACCGTGATGACCATTTAATTCGTGGCCTACGCAACATGTTGATTGACTTTCAACTGAGTGGCCAGGATGACTACGCCGAATGTGTTACCTTGGCAATTGAAGGCCTTGGCGGCCAAATTAAACCCGACTAACAAAGGAATCCCGACATGAGCGAACAATACGAAATGTTCACATCCACCATTGGTTTAGGTGGCCACAAAACAAAAGTGGCACTAGACCATCCAAGCGTTGCAGTGCGTCACGATGCTGGCGACACATCCCGTGAAGCCGCCGAAATGGCAAAACCTCACGCAGGCAAACAACGCGAACTCATACACTTTTGGGTTAAATTTGCAACGAATTGCGAATCAAAAGGCATCACAGCCGATGAATTATCAATCCTGTTGGAACTGCCCGCACAATCTGTTTCTGCACGCATCAACGGCCTGCACAAGGATGGCTACATCAAAGACAGTGGAGAACGCCGCAAAACGCGTTACAACCGCAACGCAATCATTTGGGTGGTGTGCTGATGGCATTTGACCTGA